CCAGGTAGTGTAGGCGATTTATATGTTTCTAATGCTTTACAACGGCATAAAATTCTTATTTCTAATACTAATATACTTCCAGGAACTAATAACTTTTATTCAATAGGATCACAAGCTCTTAGATGGCAAAATCTAAGCGTGTCTAATGATATATCTTCTGCTAGTGGTAATGTTTTTGCTAGGGGTATAACTATTGGGGAAGCTGCAATTTACTACTCTGAAGCAGATGTTGTAGAAAATGGAGTAAGAATTGGTTTTAATACAAGTACTCCTCAATATGTAGGTATTAATGCTAACTGTAATGTTTATATTTCAGGCAATTTAGTTGTTGCAGGTAATGTTTATACTACGAGTACTCATCATCTTATAATTAGTGATCCTATAATTGAACTTGGAGCTAATACTAAAGGTGCTCCTACTTTAGATATGGGTATTTTAATGAATCGAGGGTCTTCTTCGAATTCATTCTTAGGTTACGATGAAAGTCGTGATGAGATGGCTGTGGCTTATACTGCTGATCCTTCTTCAGTTACAACAATTACAATTGCAGGGTATACACCTTTTCGAGCAAATTCTGCTATTTTTGCAGTTGAGGGCGATACTAAGACAACTAATTTTTCTAAGGTAGCTATTGGAACTGCTTCACCAGGCCCTTATAAACTTGATATTAGAGGTAATGCTAATGTGGGAGTATTGAGTGCTTCTTCTCTTCTTATAGACGGAGTTACTTCGGGAGTTAGTGAAGATTTAGTTGTAGCTTTATCTATAGCATTAGGATAACAAAATGATTGATGATGAAAAAATAAAACGAGAACTCGATCATTATAAGGAGGATATTGATCGGCTACATTCTCGCACTCAAGAAGCTAAAGCAAAAATTACAACACACGAAGCCGTTTGTGAAGAACGTTATCATAGTATAATGTCTGCTTTAAAAAGATTTGAAGATCAATTAGCAAAAGTACAAAAAGAAATTTCTCAACTTAAAACTTTAGCTATTCAAGGTAAATTTAGTTTAAAGACAGCTATTTTTTTAGGAAGTTTACTTTCTGGTCTTGCAGCTTTAATATACACTGTTATAAAGATTGGCGATTAAGGAATGGATCAAGAAAAATTTTTTAAAATTAATTTAGACAAATTGTTAGAACAAATTCCAATGGTTAACCAACTAGATTTAAAATTAAATCCTAGCCAATGGGGAATGATTGAGGGATTAGAAGATAATCGTTTTTGGGTTCATATAGCAGCTAGGAGAACCGGTAAATCATATGCAGCTGCTTTATTAGCTTTTGCTAAATTATTAGAACCTAATACTCAGGTAATGGTAGTAGCTCCTAATTTTAGTTTATCTTCAATTATATGGGATTATGTAACTCAAATTATTCGTGATTTAAAAATTGAATGTAGACGATTAAATCAAAAAGATAAAATTATTCAATTAGTTAATAATTCTACCTTTAGATTATTATCAGCTAATAATAGAGATAGTCTTATAGGTAGAGCCGCTCATTTACTTATTGTTGATGAGGCAGCAGTTATTAATAATGATGAATATTTTACTAGAGATTTAAGACCAGCTCTTTCTACGTATCCAGATTCCAGATGTTTATGGATTTCTACTCCGCGTGGAAAAGGTAACTATTTATTTGACTATTATTTAAGAGGTCAAGATACAGATGATTATTTAGAGTGGGGTAGTACTGTATTTGATTGGAAATCCAATCCCTTACTTAATGAAACGGATATTGAAGAAGCTCGTAAAACTATGACTAAAAATTTATTTGGTCAAGAATATGAGTGTGATTGGGTTACTACTCAAGGTCAGATCTATGATTTAGTTGAAGAAAAACATCTTAACGACTTAAGTGATATTTATGAAAAAGATAAGAGATTTGAATTTGTAGCAGGATTAGACGTTGGATATCGAGATGAAACTGCTTTTGTAGTACTAGCTACTGATAATGAAAAATTTTACGCAATTGATGAATATATTTCTAAAGAGGGTACTACCTCTACTCATGCTGAAAATATTCAAGAGTTAATTGATAGGTGGGGAATTGAAACAATTTTTATTGATAGTGCTGCACAACAAACAAGGGCTGACTTAGCCTATGATTATGACATCTATTGTGATAATGCATTAAAAAGTGTTAACGATGGAATTGCTGCAATTCAAGTGTTAATAGATACAGAAAGACTAGAATTTGATGTGAATAGATGTAGGCATACCTATTCTTCACTTAGTAGTTATAGATGGAATCATAGAACTGAAACTCAAAAACCTGTTCATGACTGGTCTTCTCATTGTAGTGATGCAATAAGATATGCAGTTTATAGTTATCAGAGAACTCGTGTGAGCGTCTATGCTTGATTATGAAAAATAAAATATTGACCTAAAATTACTTTTAAGGTATTATAATGAGAACAGGAGAAAAATAAATGGGGCTTAAAAGTTGGATGGCAGAGAAGTTAAATCCTGCACAACCTTATATTGCATCACAAGATCCATATAATCTTCCACAATCAATTGTGGATTATAAAACTGCGTTTCGTGAAATTGAAGTTGTTCACAGAAGTGTAGAGATGATTATTAATGCCCTAGTCTCAATTCCCTTTTTAGTTGATGGTGGGGCAGCTAAAAAAATTAATAAATTACTTAACGTCAAACCTAATCCTTTTGAGGATAGAGTCCGTTTATTTAGAAGAGCATTTTTAGATTTTTACCTTGACGGAAATGCTTTTTTCTACTATGATAAAGAAAGTTTATATTTGTTACCTGCAAATGATGTGGAAGTCGTTGCAGATTCAAAAACATTTATAAGTCATTATAATTATTTAATATATGATCAACAAACTGATTGGTTTGGGTATTCAAAAGAAACAACTCGTGATGCTAAAATAACGTTTACTCCAGACGAGATTATTCAAGTAAAAAGCGATAATGATCAATCAATTTTTCGTGGTGATAGTAAGCTTAAAAATCTTCAAAGACTTTTTGAGCTATACTATGAACTCTTAGATTTTCAACGTCAGTTTTTTAAAAATAACGCGATTCCCGGTTTGGTTCTAAAAACCGATAATGTTTTAAGTAGTAAAATTAAAGAACGAATGTTAGATAGTTGGAGAGCGAGTTATTCTAATATTTTTAATGGTGCTCGTAGTCCTGCTATTTTAGATGGCGGATTAGATATAGATAGATTTAGCGAAATTAAATTTAGTGAGCTAGATTTTGAAAATAGCGTTGAACGAATTCAAATGGATATAGCAAAGTCTATTGGTGTTCCCTATGTTCTATTAAAAAGTGGAAATAACGCAAATATCGCAGCTAACGAAGTTTTATTTTATAACCATACGGTTATGCCAGTACTTAAACAATTTTGTAGTGCTTTTGAACATTTCTTTAATAATTCTACTTCTATTCTTCCAGATAAACGTTCAGTTAGTGCCTTACAACCAGATTTAAGAACACAGGCTCAATATTATTCAACCTTAGTTAATACTGGTATAATTACTCCCGATGAAGCCAGAGGTGGGTTAGGTATGAGAGAAATGCGAGTAGAGGAAACTAATTGTATTAGGGTACCTCAGAATATTACAGGAAGCGCAACTGACCCTAGTCAGGGTGGTAGACCTAGCGAAGATGAAATTCAAATAATTACACAAGACGATGAGGATTTACAGAATGAATAAAACATTTTATTTTCATAGTGATTTTGAAACTAAAAAACAACCAAGTGCACGTAACAGTAAGGGATTACGCATAGCCGGATATGCTAACACTACTGATAGAGATCGAGTAGGTGATATAGTTACTGCTAACGCATGGGCACAAGGTGTAGAAAATTTTAGAAAGAACCCTGTCCTTCTTTATCAACATAAACATGATTGTCCTATTGGGAGAGTCGATAAAGTTACTGTTGATAGAAAAGGACTTTTTGTTGAAGCAAATATAAGTGATACTGCAGAAAAACTTCATGGGGTTCAATCTTTAATTAAAGATGGAGCTTTAAAAAGTTTTTCAGTCGGGTTTAAGGTCAAGGATGGTGAATACGACCATAGAACTGATTCAATGACGATTACGGATGTAGAGCTATTAGAGATTAGTGTGGTAAGTGTACCTGCTAATCAAGAATCATTATTTAGTATACGAAAAAGTTTTGATGATAATCATCAAGAATATGCTGAGTTTGTAGAAAAATTCAGCCATAACGAAATTAATATTGACACTCGTGAGAAGGGTATGGGGATTAAGGTTGGGATAACCGACGTAGTTGCCAATCATTATCATACTTATGAAATAGATGATGGAGGTAATGGTGTAACTACTTATGCTTCGCATAAAATGCCCCATTACCATAAAATTGAGGATTACAGAGTTTTAGACGCTGATTATCCTTTAGTTCACTCTCACACCATGGTAGTGTCAGCAAGGCCAGTAATGGCTGAGCCAATAGAAGAGGAGATTAACAATATGGATAATATTGATGAAAGACCTTTATCTCCCTCAGAACAAATGGCTTCTCAAGACACTCCCGAAGTTGGAGTTATGGTAGTTGAAGAGATGTCTGAAGAGGATTCTCAAGTTGAGATCAAGGCAGAAGAATCTTCACAAGATATGAATATTGAAGCTACCCCTGAGAAATCTTCTGTTCCAGTAATTGAGGAATTAATTGCTGAAAAAGCAGAAGAAACTTTGGAAGCCTCATCTTCGGATGAAGAATTTTCTGAGGAAGAAATCACTGAGGAATCTGACCCTTATGATCCTATCCCGTTTATTAACATGCTCTCTATGGAGACAGCAGCTTTAAAACACGATCAATGTGTAAAGTATGGCAACAAAAGATATAAAATTACTAATGTTGCAACTGCCGAATCTCCAAATTTCGAATTTTTAGAAATTGACTTAAATGGAAATTCAAGAGATAATAGTATAACAGTTAAGGCAGAAAAATTAGCTGCTGTTAACACATGGGATATTGGATCAAACTATGATATTTCTTTAACAAACATATCTAGTCCTTCTCATATGACAGATTCTGATCGAACCGATATTAAGAATAATTATCTTGATATTACAGATATTAGTGAACAAGACGCTTATAGCTTAAAGAATGAAGAACTTGTTAAATCTAATTCTACTTACCAACAAAAACTCAACACACTACTCAACCTAAAAGCAACCCCCACTAATGAATGGGCAGATTCTGATTATAAATATGCCCAATATGTTACTACCATGATTGATGAACTTAAGAAAATCGAACCTAGTAAGGAGAGAGATATTTTGTTATCAGTACATGGGATAAAAAATGAATTGAAAAAGGAGAATGATAATATGGCTACTCAACCAGTAGGTGACATTGTCAAAATTGATACTGGAGTATCTGAGAATAAGAGTGAGGAGACGGCAGCAGTCGTTGCTTCTTCGGCTCCGATCGAAGAGGCTCCACCTGCATCCGCTACCACCAACGTTTCAGAACCGAGAGTGGCAGAACTGGTGCAAAAAACAGGCGAAGCAATCCTTAACGAAAGCGAAGCCCAGTATACGAAACAGACTGAGTACACTCCAAGAGAGAGTGAAGCTCTAGCTGAATTGAAGGCTGAAGTTAATAAGTATAAGGAGCAGATTGCTTCCTATACCCAAAATAAGATGGTCTATCAAGAAAGTACTCGTACTCAACAGCAGTTTACCCCTGAAGAGATGACGAATGCGTTCTTGCTTTCAAAGGCTCTTAATAAATCTGACCCATTTGATACCAAACTTGGTAGTAGAATGAAACAGGTAACTTCTGTTGATCAGTTCTTAAGTAATTTCTCAACTAATGTTTACGAAGAGATGCAGCAACAGCTTGTAATTGCTCCTATGTTTGAGCGTATTGCAGTTGATGCACGTAATTTCCGCGTACCGGTAGCTGATGAAGATACCAATGGAGATGTGGCGCAGTTTGAATCTGGAACGTTTGCTCAGAGTATTTCTGATTCAACTCGTGTTCCGGCTACTCGTCAAAACACTATCTCTGCGGTAACGTTCTCGCCAAATAAGTTTATGGCTACTACCCATCTTGCTAAGGATGAGGAAGAAGATACAATTCTTCCGCTCTTAGATTTCTTACGTCAGAGTGCAACTCGTCGTTTGGCTCGTGCCATCGATAAGTCGATCTTGCGTGGTGATGGTACTTTGAAGGGCTTTAATGCTGCTCCAAAGAATGCAATCACCGCAGGTTCTGGATACCAGTGCGTATTCAAGGGCGCTATGACGCTTGCTTATGATATTGCTGGCCTCCGTGAAACCACGGGTGCTATTGGCACGAAATGCCAACCTGCTGATATTGCAGGTGCTCGCGGTAAGCTTGGAAAATATGGTCTGCAACTAGGTAATCAGTTGGTCTTTTTGACTTCTGTCGAAGGATACAACTCTCTAGTTCAGGACAGCGATTTCACGACTGTTGATAAGTTCGGACCGAACGCAACGTACCTCACAGGTTCGTTGGGCGCTATTTACGGAATTCCAGTGGTTATCACTGATTTCTTAGATAACGTTGGTGTCGCAGGTAACCAAGTTGGCTTGCTTATGTATAAGCCAGGTTTCTTGATTGCTGAACGTCGTGGTATGGAAATCGAAAGTGAATACGAGCCTCGTCAGCAGGTAACTGCAATGTATATGAGCACTCGATTTGATTTCAAGGCTTTGACTACTAATGCCAGTGCCGCTTTGGATGCAACTAAGTATTCTTACGCAGTTGCAATTCACTCTGCATAAAATAAAATTTAAAATCTTAACTGGTGGGGGGCATAGCCCCCTGCCCACACAAGGAGAAAAAGAGTTATGGCTCTACAACGATTTATAC